TGGGCTGCCTAGGTGTATACCGAAGCGCCATCGTGCTTTGATCCGCAATGGGGATATTCTCATTACTCGGTTATGGTTGACTCTATTTGGTCTATACCGCATTATCCCATGTAAGGGTAGGCTAACTGTTTCGACTATCACCGATCCCGGTGTTGCAATCCCGCGTATTTTGTTTTTGGGTTTTGCTAAATTTATCCGAAGGATATTTTTTCCATTACTCGAGACGATATACGACGAGGGGAGTCTCATTGGGATCGACCCTGCATCGTTGAAGCCCGTTCCCTTGTCCCTAACCACTACAGGATCCAACTCTGGTCCCTTGACCGAGTTCGCCGGGTATTCCGACGTCCCAGGGCGTCACCGTACTAAGCGGATCGGTTCTGTGAGCAGTTTTGGGGCGCGAGGCGGGGCGGCATGGGCCTGGTTGGCCGGAGCGTGGGGCGATTCCTTATGGAATTTCCTTAATGCGATGGAAAACCAGAACATGACGCTTTCGTTTTGGCGAACAATTGAGTCCGAAGCGGAGTGCTTCCCGCAGAGTTCTGCGAGAGGTGCCCGTCAGGGTAAGATTGCGACTAAGGTGGAGCCAGCTGGGAAAGTGCGCGTGTTTGCAATCGTTGATTACTGGACACAATGCGCTCTTAAGCCGTTGCACGATTTTGTGTTTGAGGTGTTGCGTTCCATCCCTCAGGATGGGACGTTTCATCAAGAGCGGCCCGTTAGAGAGCTTTTAAAACGAGCTCCTAAGGGTGCGGTGTTTCATTCATTTGATCTCTCTGCAGCGACGGACAGATGTCCTGTTGTGCTTCAGGAGTTAGTGGTTGCCGTGATGTACGGCGTTACGTTCGCGGCCACTTGGAAGGAGTTACTCATTGGGAGGGACTAACACGTGCCTAATGCGCGTAAGGAGCCGGGAAGGCTCCCCAAGTTCGTTCGTTACGCCGTAGGGCAGCCGATGGGAGCTTACTCCTCGTGGGCGGTATTTGCGCTTACGCATCATGCAATTGTGCAGTTTGCCGCTTATCTAGCGGGTCATAAGGGTTGGTTTAAGCTTTACGCCTTACTGGGAGACGACATCGTCATTGCTGACGTTGCCGTCGCAAACCGGTATCAGCGCGTATGTAAGTG